ACAGCATTTTTATATACAAATATAGAACATAGTGAATCAGATGTTGTAGTCTTACCCTCGCCCACAGGATCTATAGAAGCATAATACATTCCAAATCCTGGATTCTTCACTGGTCTTTCCCACATAATAATAACTCCAGATTTATCTTCTAAGTTTTTACTAACAGGAAAATCCATTATAGGAAGCTTTCTAGATTCTTTAACTGTTATTTCATTCTTCTCATTTCTTTCTAGATCTACAAACTCATAAGAATATTCTTTGTCATCTATCTTATTCATTTGTTTTGTAACAAGATGTAGAGGAAACACAGAATCTTTTCTAGAAGCAAATGCCTCTTGTATATTTCTAGGGTGCTGAGATTTCTCTAGCTGATAGGCTTTAGGATCAAGATCTTTTTTAAGTCTGGCAAATTCTACATTTAGAGCCTCCAAAGCTTCTTCCACTTTAGAATTACCATACTCATCTATATATGGAGGCATTGACCACTGCTCAGGAATAAATAATCCTGTCACTCCTATTGTACCATTGTCATCTATTAGATTGCTAGGTACACCATAGAATCCATTTTCTTCAGGATGTAGAATATATTCTTTTAAAGGTTCACATTGATCAAGATCACCCACAGATCCTGCAGCAATAAATTGACCTGTGATAATATGACCTGATTTAAGGGCTGGTTTCATGAAGCCATATGTATCATCCATCTTAGGAGCAATACCTCCCTCTTCATGAAAGAAATAAGTTACAGGACCACCCACACCATTTGTTGGATCTTTCTCAAATGAATAAGAATTTATAGAAGATTTTAATCCTCTGTATGTATCCCTATTATTCATTCTCACTTTAATCTGCTGTTGCCAAGCTCCCACTTTATCTGGCTCAGCTGGTCTATACCAAGCAGTGTGTTCATTCAAGAAGTTTTTATATTCATTAAGAAACTTCCAAGATCCTTTCTCATTTATATAATCTTTTAGACTAGCTCCTATCTTTAACACAGCTCCTTCTTCAAACCAATACTGATTGAGTAGTTTAGCCATGTGAAAATAAGAACTAGCTATCTGACGTTTCTTTAGAATAATGGCATGCTTATAATGAAGTTCTCCCAGAATTTCATATAGAGCCATATGATATTGTGCATCACGCACCTTGGCAAAGTCAAATCTTTTTTCTTCTTTATCATAAATAGGAAGGAAGTTGAGCCACATGTAATAATCTCTAGAAAGATACCAAGTTTTATTCCCAGCTTCTACAATTATTCCCTTACGACATTTATCTTTTTGGTCATTCCAGTAAGTTATAAAGTCTTTAGTTTTAATTGGTGCTGTACAATAAAACTTTTGTTTTTGAAACTTTCTAGCTTCAGCATTAAAGATGTAAGTGGACTCATCAAACTCATATTGCCCTGGCTCCTTAAATAAAGGAATTAAAAAATCCCTAAGATCTTCTCTTGTAGCAAAAGCTGTAGATGTCCAAGCTCCATCTTTATAGGTTGGTATTTCAATGTAATTATTCAATTTATTTTGTAAAGAATTTTACCCAAAGATCTTCTGCTTTTTCAGAATGCTTTATTAATCCTTTAATATTTCCTGAAGTATTTCTTTTTGGATTTTTAAAAGTTTTAATTAATTTATCTGTCATATCTTCTGTGTTTGTTGCATCAGCATAGAATGTAGGATCAATCCAAGAAACTTCTGAAGAAGCAATCACTGGTACACCTTGTGTAACAAGATCAGCACAAACAATATTAAATGTTTCTGAGAATGAGCATTGCATGCCCATATCCATTTGTAAACAAACATTTAAAAAGTCTTCTCTAGAATACCACTCATGTTCTACAAGTCTGTGTCCTTTATTAGCTAAACTTTCAAAAAAGCTTTGAATATTTTTAAGAACTGATTCTCCTCTTTGTTCCACTCTTCCTGAATTAATATGAAATACAATTCTTTTCTTCATTTTATCACCAAACATTACAGCAGCAAATGCTTGTATCATTTGATTCTTTAATGGTCTAATTGCACCAAAACATCCAATGTGAATTTCATCTTTTCTAAAATCATATTCTTTGCTAATAACAGATGCTATAGGATAATAGTTTGGAAGAAATACAATAGAATCATCTGCATCAAATTGAATAAAATCATTCTTATGTCTTAAGAAGAATTTTAATTCTCTTGCTAATCTTCTTGAGTTAGCAATTAATGTTACATTTAATTGATCAGCATAAGCACTAATCCACTCCATTGCCATACTCTCATTAGCAATAAATGGTAGGTCACTGTGCAAATGCACAAACCATTTTACTTCTGGATGTAATGTTCTTAACACTTCAAATTTAGAAGGAACCACCCATAATGCTTCTACCACTACATGCGTAGGTTTGTATTCTGTAACTTCTTTGTCAATAGAGTTGTTGTCTTTTACAACTACTAGTTTTGATTCTATTCCATTAGTGTTTAGCATATCAACAACATATTGTGTTGAATTTAAAAGTCCTGTGCTAAAGTTTTTTTGACCTGTTTCAATGTCAATGTTATAGTCTTGTCTTTCTTTTAGGATGAAGAGTACCTTGGGTTGTTTCATTATATTTAGTTTTAAGTTATTGATCATATGCTAAATTCTGTCCACCTCTTACACTAGATTGTTGTTCTTCTAACAAGTCTCTATACACTCCTTTAAAAGATTGTCTCACCATATCAAATCTTTCTGCTATTCTAAGAATAGCTGTGGCTGATCCATCTCTACCAGATGTCACTTGTTCTGTGGCCATAAACTTGGCCATATTATCTAGGGCTATTTTAATACCTTGGTAGGCTCTGTATGTAGGAGTTTCATACATCTTCTTACACATGTTGACAGCATGTACTATATCATCAGCTTCTGTAGAAAATTCTGCTTTCACTTCTTGTAGAATTATTTCTTCTTTGTCTTGTTCTAGTATATCAAAGAAAGGATTTAAATCTGGGTTGGGACAAGTCATATAGAATACATAAGCATATATAGTCATGTAGTCATCTGGATGATTGTCCATAATATCCTTAAGAAACTTAAGGGTGTGGCAGTGTTCTGAAGGAATCACTTTACCATTTGCTATATCAAAAAGTCTTACCATTTTTATTTTTTTAAAAAGTCCATATTTCTAACAGCTCCTTTAGGAAGCTTATCCACTTTGTCTACATCCCATCCATTACCATTCATTGGGTTATCATATATTCTTATGTCATCAGAGTAAAAATGTTTTACTTCTCCACCAGCCATTCTACACACCCATACAGTGTTTACATTCACTCCATAGTCTACAATAAAGAATGCTTCTCCATCACCAAGTGGTGTTTGAACATCAATTGTAGGATTAAGTTGTAGCATCATTTTCCCATGTGTATTAATAGGTCTCTTGTACCTTGTTTACCAATTCTTCTAAGTGTGCTATGTCCTCTTAATTCATGGTCATGCACCCACGTAATAATATTCTTTTGTTTATGCTCTTCACATAAATAACACTTACGTGTACCACTTCCTATTTCTAATTCACCATTCTCAAATTTATCAAGAATGTCTGTTAGCATTTCAACATCATTTGCTGTACTCATAGTCTAGTATTTTACCCACAAGATCAGACCTGTGGTTATGTTTGAGTTTAATATATTTAATCTCTTCAATCTTCTTAGATAGTTCTATAACATATCTAAGTCCATTATCTCCAGTGTCTCTAATATCTGTTTGTTCAAGATCACCATTAATAATTATTTTCCCTGATTTCCCCAGTCTGGTGAGAATAGCCAACATCTCAGCTTTTGTAAGATTCTGGGCTTCTTCCACAATAAGAATCTCATCAACAGTTTTCCCACGTATAAATTGAACAGGAAGCGCGACCACTTTCTCTTCATTGATGAGTTGTTCAATCTTAACTTTGTCATAGCACTTAATTAAATTTTCTTGAAATGCTTCCAAATAAGGATCAAACTTTTCATTCAATGATCCTGGAAGAAAACCTAAAGAATGTCCCACTTCAACAGCTGCCCTTGTAACATATATTTCTTCATACTCTTTTTTAAATAAAAAATCTAAAGCTGTTTGAGCTGACACTAATGATTTACCACATCCTGCCCTACCTGTTATCACTACTATTTGATTTTCTCTGATTAATCTCTTCACTTCTTTCTGTTCTTCATTTAATGAAATCTTATATTTAATTTCATTCTTAAGCACCTTCTTTTCTTTTTCCATAGTTATTTAGTTTTCCACCAATCGATAAGGGTTTGTACTTCTTGTTTTAAATAGGGAAGCTGATAGAGAATTACATCTTTTACTATAGGATCACCATTGGTGTCTAGTGCTGCTATAGGATTATCAAACTTATCTCTGCCAGCTTCTTCAAATAATATGTGATGAATTAAAAGTTTTCCTGGTTTTAATTTAGGGTTGTGTTTTAAAATAATATACATATATATAGAGAGCTGTATATTGTAGTGTATTAAATTACAATCATCTAAATGTGATATTGGAGAAGACATCTTTTGTGTCACTCCATCCCAATTTGTAAATCCTTCTGGTTTTATTTCTTTGTTAGTTTTGTAGTCTGTTATATTCACCTTACCATTCACCACCTCTACTAAATCAGACTGACCACAAAGCCCTGCTGATTTTAAATACACCATGTGCTCAGGATAGATGCCATCAGATAGCACTTGATCAGGTGCTTGTTTAATTCCTTCTACTTCTATAGGTTTAAATATTGGCACTGTCACACCTTCTCTTTCTATTGTATCTAGATTACAAAGATCT